GGACGTAGCCTCGTCGCTGACCCGCAGTGCTTCGCTGATCTCCCCGTCCGCCAAGGCCATGGCGCGAGTCACAGCCGTGTTGGCCAGTGGCAGGGCGCCCTTGATCGCCTCGTCATACCGCTCGCGCCGTTCGTCGCCCGCGTTGGCGTCTCCGTCCCCCGTTCCAGGTTCGGTTGGCACTCCGGGGCGTTCGGCGGCTGCCAGGCCCTCACGCGGGCGCACAGGCCCGTGCGCGGGTGTGTTGTCCAGTAGTGCGCGGATGCCGGCGCGGAGCTGCTGCGCTTCCGCGGGGAGCAGCGAGCCACGCTCGGCGCGGTCGACGAGGTGCAGCAGGCAGGTCATCTCGGCTCCTGGGGTGCGGTCTGCGGTGCGGGCGTGGGCACGCTGGTCGTGGTGATGGTGCGGGTGGTGTCGATCCACCAGGCGGCGGCGATGACCGTGCAGATCGCCGTGGCAACCACCAGCCACGGGACGAGGAGGCGCATCACGCGGTTGGCGGTCATCGGGTGCTCCAGGAGGGTGCGGGCCGGCGGGCGGCAGGTTGGGGTTTGCGGCGGGTCGGGACGAGGTGCCAGCCCATGACCCAGGCCGCGGGGAGCGTCATGTACGCGGCGGCGAGGAGGGTGGTCACGGGGCGGTCTCCTTGTGCGTGGTGCGGGCCGGAACCGGATCCGGGCGGCGGGTTGGTGGGGCGGTAGTTGCCGCGGCGCGCTGCTCGGCTTCGGCGACGCTCGCCGCGATGATCACGCCGCCACCCGGGCACGGGATGGGCGGACGCGGCGCTGGGCCCACACGGCGAGCTGGGCTTCCTTGCAGCTGCCGCAAGGGTCTTCGCCGTTCCTGCGGTGGCGCTTGGCTCCGGACTCCGTACCGCACGCGGCGGGGGTCCGCGCCGCGGTGAAGCCTCGCTCTCTGCGTGCCTTGGCGCGCTGCCCCTGGTCCATGCCACCCCAGATGCCGAACTGCTCACCCGTGGTGATGGCCCACTCAGAACAGGCATCGATCACCGGGCAGCGGGCGCAGAGCTGCTTGGCCTCGTCGATCGCGGTCTGGCTCGACTCGGGGAACATGATCTCGGGGTCGACCTCGCGGCACAGTGCCTGGTCGCGCCAGTCGGTGGTCTCGCGGGTGCTGGTCGTCCCGTGGACGGAGCCCATGCTCATGCTGCTTCTCCCTGCCATTTGAATGCGGTGTGCTGCTGCGGGGTGAGTTCTTGGATGTGGAGGGTGAGCCGGCCGCCTTTGGCCAGGGGGCCGATACGCATGTCGGGTCCGATGACCCGGGTGTGGTTGTCGTCCTCCAGCACCCCTGCGTCCACCACCCCGTCGACCAAGGCCTTGAAGCTGGGGTAGAGGTTCGCGGGGTCGATGCGACGCCGACTGGCCGGGTGGAGCACGCCGAGGAGATACGCGTGCTGCAGCACCGGTCCGGGGTTGGCTACGGCAAGCGCGGCCCGCAGCTCGTCATGCTCCGAGCAAGCGGCCATGGCCGCGCCGCGGATGGCCGCGGTGAGCTCGGCGCGCACTCGGTGGTGGACGCGCTGGTTCGCGTTCAACAACTTCAGCCCCGGGGGCAGGGTCAGGGTGTAGCTACGCAGGCTCGAGGCCACGGTGGTCACGGCTGGTCTCCCTGTCGGATGTGGGCGAGGAGACGTGCAGCCGCGGCCCGGTACTGGGCGGCGCTGTCAACCCTGGGGATGTGGCGGGGCCGGTGGTGCCGGCCGCGTACGGCGGGGCCGCGGGTGGCCTTGATGGCGGCGATGGCGAGGAGCCCAGCAATGAGGCCAAGGGCGATGCTCACGCGGGTGCCTTTCAGAAGAGGGTCGTCGGCGTAGCCGGGCGACAGTGGTGGTCGGCGTGCACGGTGTGCGGGCAGGTGCCGGCGGCGATGTGCCATTGGTCGCGCCAGCGCAGGCGGGGCGGGCCGATGGCGGGGCGGGTGAGGCACCAGGTGAGGTCCCCCGCGAGGAGGGCCCGGATCTCCTGGGTGGCGCTCACGGGGTCGCTATCGACGCGGATGTCGAGTGCGGCCACGCGGCCGACGCGGCCGACGAGTACCGGGGCGGCGCAGCGGGGGCAGGTAGCGGTGCGGGCGATGTCGGAGTTCTGCGCGGCCTTCTCGGCCAGCCATTGCGGTTGCGTCGTCATCGGGCACCCCCGGCTGGGGGCAGGAGGGGCAGCTTTTTCTGCGAACTTTCTCCGTGTGTGTTGGAGCGTCGAATCAGAGCTGCGTTATGGCCACGTATGTCGGATTCAGAGAATTCATACCTACGAAACTTTGAGAAATTACCTGCCCTTACTGCCCCCTGGGTAAAGTCAGTGCAGGTCAGGGTGCCTTTTCCTTGGGGGCAGGTAGCCGTTTTAACCTGCCCCCTACCTGCCCCCACCTGCCCCCTACCGGCCGGTAGTGTCGGTTGGTACCTGCCCCCTACCTGCCCCCTACCTGCCCCCGGGACAGACAGCACCACAGCAGGGACAAACCCCAGGTCAAAGCGGGTTTCCACGCCCCGCGCCCGCGACGCCCGTGATACCAGGGGGCAGCTACCTGCCCCCGCTACCTGCCCCCGGATTCCGAGGGGGCAGCTCGGGGGCAGCTCGGCCGTACGCGGCCGTGTCATGACGACCACCCGACCGGCACCGGGGGCGTCTTCGGGCCGAGCGAGATCCCCTTGTGGCCGCGCGTCCCGTTCACCTTCGCCTCGCGGTAGGACACCCCAAGGCGCGTGTAGAACCGGCTGGGTCGCAGCGGCTGGCGCAGCCCCGAGTCCTTGCACCAGCGCTTGTACATCTCGTACAGGTCGGTGCGCGGCGCCCAGCCGTGCTCTTCGACGGTGACGAACTCTTCCTCGGCGTACTCGGCGACGAACGCGGTCACCCCGTCGGCGGTGGCACGGAACTGCTCCCCGGCCTGGACGACTTCCGGCGGCGGGGCGAGCCCGTCGCGGAGGTACATGACGAGCCCACGTACCGCCCAGGCGAAGATGCCTTCGAGTTCCGCGTGGAGCTTCTCCTCGAGCCGCTCGTCGCGGTCCGGGTCGCCGGCGAGGAACTGGCGCAGGAACGGGACGACGCGGATGCGGGTCCAGATCGCGTCATCGTCACCAGTGATTTTCGGGTACTGGTTGGAGCACACCCAGATAACGCACTCGGGGGTCCAGGACCGGTTGTTCTCATACAGGGCGCGGGAACGCTGCTCGTCGCGGCCGGTGAGCCGCTTCACGAGCGCCTCGTCGAGCTCCTCTCCGGGGCGCGACTCAGACGTGGTGACGAACCGTTTCCCGGCCATGTCGTCGACGTCGTTGTTGATCGCGCCTTCCCGGCGGGGACGGAGCGCCCCGTCGGATGCGGCGATGCCGTAGTCGATTCCGAACAGTCGGCCCATGATCCCGGTGAAGATGCTTTTGCCGGTGTCGGACGGGCCGTACAGGTAGATCAAGGTCTTCTCGTTGGACAGACCGGACAGGGTGTATCCGACAGCCCGCTGCAGGTAGAGCCGGGTGTGCAGGTCGGGGATGTTCATCTCGAGGAACCGTTCCCACGCGGGTGCCTCGGCGTCCGGGGTGTATGGGACGGCGAACATCTTCGACAGCATCAGCGCCGGGTCGTGCGGCAGCAGCTGCACCCGGTCTGTGTCGAGGACCCCGTTGGGCAGGTTCAGCCAGCGGCGGTCTGCGTCGAAGTCTTCGGGCCGGGCGTGGGCTTCGGGGAAGGTTGATGCGGCGGCGATGCCGCGGCCCATGGCCCGGTGGTCGCGGCTCTTCGACACGAAGGCGAGGAACTCGTCCCGCAGACTTGGCTTCTCCTTGCCGCGCAGGTCGAACTGCGGCTCGTTGCTGTATGCGCCGGCTTCGCTGCTGGGCAGGTCTTCCACGGTCTGTCGGGCGAGGGTGCGCACGAGCGTGTCGCCGCCGCGGAATGCCCAGCGCCGCCCGTCGTAGACGCCCCACTCGCCGCTCTTCTTGGCGAGGGTCCAGCGGAGGACGTGCCCGTACCTGTCGAGGAGTCGTTGCGCGTTCCCGATGTCGTCCCAGCTGCGCTTCATCGGGCCGGTGGCTGTGGGCTTGGCTGCTGCGGTGGTCGGTGCCGGGTCGGCGATGAGCGCCTCGTAGCTTTCGCGGCTGTGGTCGGTCGGGGGGAGGCGCTGTTCGAGGCTGGCGCGGGTGGTGTCGATGTCGGCCTGGGTGAGTTGGCCGATGGACCAGGCGAGGATGCCCAGGTATTCGGCGCGGGCGCTGGCTTTGCTGCGGGTCCGGTCGCTGCCGTTCCGGGCGTGCTCGAGCGCTGCGGCGAACGCGGTGAACAGCTGCTCGGCTGCGTCCTTCGCCGGGTATATGCCGGCGGCTGCCTCGCGTACGGCGGATGCTGTGGCGAGAACAGCGGCGTCGTGTCGGGACTGGCCTTGCTCCAGGGCGGTGGCGAACTGGGTGAGGATTCCGCCGAGGAGTTCGGGTCGTGCGGCGGTCGTGTGCTTCTCGATGAACTCGCGGACCTGCCCGTCGGTGGCTGCGTCGGATGTGTCGGACGCGTCGCGCAGCAGCGTGGCGACGCTGCCGGGGAGCTCGGGCACAGGGCCGGTGTGCATCCACTGGTAGCGGGCGCCCTGTGCGTGCTTCTCGTGGACGGACGGGGCGACGACGATGATTCCGTTGGCGCCGCGGACTTCGCCCCAGCCTTTGCCGAGGCTCCCGGTGCTGTTGCCGAGAACCCGGCCCGGGGGGACGGTGAACACGTAGTGCCCGCGGCCTTCGGTGTGTTCCCGTGTCGACTGGTACGGGGGGTTCGTGGCAGCGACGGCTTCGGTGAGAACCTGCGGGATCTGGTTCGGCTCGTCCACGTCGAACGCGACGGCGCCTGAGCGGCCGATGTGCAGGGCGAGGCTGTCGCTGGATCCTGCGAACCAGGCGACGATCTGTTCGGGGTCGCGGCTGGACTTGCTGGGCCAGCCCTTGCCGACGACCGACCCGGCGTGCTTGCTGGCGCGCGACACCGGGAGGACGTAGAACCCGGCCGCGGCGTACTTCAGCGCGGCGCTGATGGTGTCGTCCTCCCCGGTGACCTCGGGGATGGTCAGCTGGGTCACGCGGTTTCCTCAAGGATCGTTGCGGCGGCGGTGCCGTCGTCGATGCGCTGCTCCGGGGGGAGTCGCACGCCGGCGGCTTCGCGCATGAGGCGGTGCCACAGGGAGTGGCAGGAGGGGCAGAGGTTCGCGGTCGGCCACCGGTCGGATTCGATGTAGCCAAAGATCGCCCGGGGTGCCCAGTGGTGGACCTGGGTGCCTTCGGCGGTTCCGCAGCGCTCACACGGCGCTATGGACTCGTACTGGCGGTTGTCGCAGAACAGCACCGGCCCGCAGCCGATCCCCCTGCGGGCGTCTTCGGTCTGACCGCATGTGGTGCACCAGTGCTTGCCGAGCTTGGTGCCGTCGCGCCGGATGTTGTAGCCGTGGATCTTCACCGGGTGGTTACAGGCGATGAGCTCGCGACAGAACCGGCACCACAGTCGACCCCCGTAGGAGGCGAAGGTGTGGCCGCAGTTGCGGCACGCGATGGTCTGGCCGTCGCCCGGTCGGCTCCTGTTCACAATGTCTTGCAAGCTGCGGGCCACGGTGGTGCCTCCTCTTTCCGGGTGCCGAAGTGGGACTGGGGCCGCCCGCCGCCGCGGACTGTGGGCGTCTCGCGGCGGCGGGGGCGGACTGCGGGGTGGGTCAGAACGGCGGGGCCTGGCCTGCGCCCTGCGCCTGCTGCTGTGCCTGGAGCGCCTGGACCACCGGGTTCGGCGGGACTGCGGCGTAGCCCGGGTGCGGTGCGGGCGCATGCCCGGGCTCCGGGGTGTGGAGTTCGGCGATTGCCGCGGGCACGTACTGGACGGTGAAGTTCTTCGGCGCGTTGAACCTCGGGTTCTTCGCCACCCCGTCGTGGCTGTAGGTGACGGTGAGGGTGCCGCCGTCCTCGAGGCCGCGGGCGCCGGCGGCTCGCACGGCCTGGGCGACGGCGTTCTTGAGCTGGCCCTTGACGTACAGGCGGCGGGCGCCGTCGTCCTCCGGGTTGGCCGGGTCACGCTCGCTGGTGGCGAGGGTGACGACGAGCTGCATCTGCGCCTTGCCGTCGTCCCAGAACTTCAGCTCGCCGGTGGTGTAGTCGCGCTGCTGCTCGACAGTGGGACGCTCGGTGATCCGCCCGGTGACGGTGGCCCCGATGGCGGGGAACTTCGCGGAGGGGACGCCGCCGCCCATGAGGAAGTCGTCGGCGGAGGGAACCTGGGGCTGGGTGGGAACGGTCATGGTGTTCTCCTTCATGCGATGAGTGCTTCGAGCTGGCTGCTCTTGGCTTCGGTGCTGGCCCCGGGGCAGCCGACGGTGAGGTCGGTGCTTCCGGGCTTGAGCCACGGGCAGAACCGGCATTTGGCCTGCTCGCTCGTGGGGATTTGGTGCCACCGCTCGGGGTGGGATTCCGGGTCGAGGTCGAGGAGTCGCTGGCGGATGCGGTCCAGGCGGGCGAGGGCGGCCTCGGCGATGTTGCGGTCGTACGGCTCGGTCCAGACGTGGACGCGGAGCTCGTGGTACCGGGCGACGAAGACGATGGCGACGCGCTGCGGGGTCTCGCCGGCGTTCTCCTGGCCGAGCCCGTACAGGTGGGCCTGCTTGCGGTACTGGTCTCCGGGGCCGTGGCGGCGGTACTTGTCGAGTGTCGACGTCCCGGTGAGCTTCCAGTCGTAGACGGTTCCGGTGGCCCGGTCGTACAGGTCGCTGCTGCCGGAGAGGGTCGCGGCTTCGGTTGCGCCTTGGCGGACGGTGACCCGCTCTTCGACCTTGTACCGGGGCCGGCCGTCGGGGAGGGGGGTCTGCCGAGCGATGAAGGCTTCTTCCATCCACGAGTGGAAGCCGGTGCCGAGGACGCTTGCGATCGGGTCCTGGTCGTGGCCTTCCGGCTCGGGCCAGTCGTACATCTTGTACGTCAGCTTCCGTTCGCACGGGTCGCCGACTTCGGAGGGGCCGATGCGCTTCTGCAGCGAACGCGGTGCGTGCAGTGCCGCGTCGATGATGAGCCCGCCGACTCGCTCGGCGAGGGTCTGTGCGAAGTCGTCGCTACCGGTGGCGATCACAGGAGGGCTCCGATCAGGGTGGAGAGGGCGATGCCCACGAGGGCGAGGGCGAGGACGTCGGTGGCGGTCATGCAGCTGATGCCGGCGGGTGGGGCTTGGTCGTAGCTGGCGCGGTCGGCGAGCTCGCGTGCGGTGTGGCCGCGTCCGTCGGCTTGGGGGCTGGTCCATACGCCGCCGAAGGTGCTCATGTGGTGGGCTGCTTTCTGGCGGCGAGGCCGTGGAGGTATCCGGCGATCTCGGAGGGGTCGGTGAGCCGCAGGTAGATGTGGCTGGTGTCGTCGCCGATGGGGGTGTGGAGGCCGGTTTGGTATCCGGCGCGGCGGGCGAACGGGTTGGCGGCGCTGTGCGCGGCGGGGCCGAAGCTGGGGTCGGTGATCACGCGACGCCTCCGGTGCAGCGGCAGTCGTCGAGGTCCCGCTGGCAGGCGGGGCAGCGGGGCGTTGGTGGCGGGGCGGCCGAGGTGCCATGCGGAGAGGCAGCAGGCGGTGCCGATGGCGATGAGGGTGACCGCGGTGACCACGAGGGTCAGGTAGGAGGACGTCACCGCGAGGCACCCGCCTTGCGTTCGGCGGCGTCCGCCCGGCCGTTGAGCTCAGTAGCGGCGAAGGCCAGCCGCTGGTCGTATTCCGTCCACGCGGCAGGGTCAGCCGGAACTCGCTGCATGAGCTCCCACGCAGTCCCGCGCAGCACATCGACCTCGTGTCTGGCGAGCAGCTGGGCGGCACTGTCCCTGTCCTGTGCGAGCAGCTGGGCGGCCCGGTGTTCGGCTTCGTTGAAGCCGAGGGCGAGCCAGACGAACAGCGTGCCGGTCCCGAGGAGCACGAGGGCGCTGAGGAGGATGTCTTCGGTGGTCACGGGCGGACCTCGCTCACGGCGAGGCACAGCAGCGTGATGACCGAGGCGAGGAGGAGGAGCCGCATCACACCGCCCCTGACCCGGTGGCCGTACGGGCGGCGGCCAGCAGGGCGCCCACCCCGTGGGCCTGCACAGCGACCGGCACCCCGTCCCAGCTGCCCTTGGCCGTCGACAGCAGCCCGCGGTGGGTGACGTGCGCGAGGTCCGCGCCGAGCCGGTCCAGCCACGCCTGCCAGTCGGCGAGCGTCCGGGGCTTGAGGGTCAGCGACAACCAGTCGACGCCGATGTTGTAGCCGATGACGGTCGGGTCGTGCATGGCCTGGATGGCGTCGGCGGCACGGCGCCCCGGGGTGTCCGGCTCGGGCTCGGTGAGGGCGTAGGCGATCGGGTCCTCATCGACCGGACGGGACTCGGCGGCGGCGGCCAGCGCGAGGTGCGCTTCGGCGACCGCGTTGTTGGTGGTGTGCCGCTCCTGCTCCAGCTCAGCCACCCGAGCACGCAGGGCGTCGACCTCGTCGAGCAGCCACTCGACAACCGGCGTCCGACGCCCGTTCTTCTGCGCCCGGCAGATCACATCCGCCAACGCGTTGACAGCCCGCGCGGTACTCACGACGCCACCGCCACGGTGACGCCCTGCGCCTCAAGCTCCGGAACCGTGCTCATCGCGATCCGGCGGGGCGAGGCGACATGCTCCGGGGCATACAGGGCACGGCCGCCACGAGACCCGTCACGGCGCGTCCAGACGAGGCCGTTGCCCGTACGGATACGAACCGGGTCATCGGGGTGCTCGCGCGACTCCGGCGGGGGCACCGGGATCGTCCGGTCGAAGAGGGGCCGGCCCGGAAGGTCGGTAGGATTGATCGTCATCGGGCACCGCCCTCGACCGCGGCACGCATCTCCAACTGCCGCTTACCGATCCGCATCTGCACGAAGGCCAGACCCCGAGGCGTCAGGTGCAGCGTGTAGTGCGCGCACGACCCCCACGTGTGCTCGACGACCTTCTCCACCGCGTTGAAGCACTCAGCGTGCGCCGCGTAGAAGTCGTACTGCGCGGCCCCACACGTCGCCTGACGCCGGTAGATCAACCGCTCGTCGAGGAGGAAGTGCCGGAATTGCTTCTCCTGCCATCCGATCGCTTTCGCGGCCTGCCGGACGAGGAGATCCCCGTCCTGTGCGGCCATCAGCGTGTCGTGGGCCAGTGCCTTCGGCTCCAGTTCCTTGAGCTTCCGGTCTGCCTCGACGAGCTGTTCGGCGGTGCGGGTGAACTCCTGGGCGAGGGCGAGTACGCCCTGCGGAGTGGTGAGGTCGGGGAGAGCGGGGGTGGGCGGGGCGATGGTGTAGCCACCCGTACGACGAATCGAGGGGATGACGTCCTGTGTGATCCAGCGGCGGAAGGACCGAGCCTCCGGCTTACGGCTCTGGAAGATGAGCTCGTACAGCCCGGGTTCGCTCACGATGCTCGCCCGCTGCGAGCGACCCATCGAGTCGATGACGTCAGCAGTGCTGACCCCATCGGAATCGAGACGGGACACGGCCATGCGGGAGTTACTGATCTCCAGCACGCCGCAGATGTCGGTTGCGACGAACCAGGGTTCGCCGTCGATGGACACCGTTCGGACCGGCTGACCGGTCTCCGGGAAATTGAATGGGATGATGGCGGACACGGTCCACCTCTCTTTCTGATCGGGTAGGGGTTGGGGCGTAGGGGGTCGCCCGGTCTGGCCGATGGGGCGGCCCCTGCTCCATGCCAGGGGTCAGGCGGCCTGGGATACGGCCGGCTGACGGGGGGCCGCGGTTGCGAAGACCGCTCGCAGTCGCTCCTGTGTTTCGACGCTCAGTGGCGGCGCGGTGTCGACGAGGCGGCGTGCCGTGGCGACGGTGGCCGGGCCGAGGCGGTCCTCTGCTGCGGCGCGGGAGAACGGCCGGCTCGTCATGCGGTGGTCCTGACGGGCTGTGTGCCGGTCGTGTCCGGGTGGGGTTCGAAGTCCATGACGTCGATTTCCAGGACATGGGCGAGGACTGCGCGGAGCCGGGGGGATGGGCAGTACAGGCCTCGTTCGATCTTGCTGAGGTGCGAGTTGCTGACTGGTGCGCCTTCGGTGGCGCACTTCTCGGCCAGTGCTCGCAGCGTCAGGCCGAGCTGGAGGCGCTGTCGCCGCAGATGATCTGTGTTCTTCTGCTGCATGCGAGCAGACTAACGCAGGGCAACGCAGAGGGCAACAGATTCCAGGTGGAGTCTGCGACCTTCTGCTACCCGGTGGTAGATGTCTGAGAGGCGCCCTAGTGAACTGCTGCATCCTGCGTTAATCTGCGTTAGACGAAGGAGGCAACCGCCATGCCACAGCCGCCCCACCGACTGGACACGGCCATGAATCGCCGACGCATCGAACTCGGACTCAGCTGGAGAGACGTCGCCGCAGACTCCGGCATCTCCTACGAGACCCTGCGCGCCGTACGCAGGGGCGCTAACACGCCAGGCCCCCTGACTAAACGCGGCATCGAAACCGCGCTGCGATGGAGGACCGGCAGCATCGATGCCGTACTCGAAGGGGGTGCGTCGGCGCCCCTCGAAGACCAGGGCGGCGGGTCGCATGCGGCTGACGCTCAGCTCGATGCGATTGTGGCCCTTTTCGCCACGCTTCCGCCTGACGTGCAGGACGAAGTGGTACGGCGGTCGCAACGGCAGGGCCCCCGCACGCCCTCGTCGAATCGCGGCAGGCCGTCGTCCAAGCGCGCCGGCTAGTAACAGTACGGTCACAGTGTGCGTCGGGAGCGTGACAGACCGCGATACGAGAGACAACCGTTCCCCGCGAGACAAACGATCTCTGTCAGAGCGGGAGGGTAGGGATGGTTGAAACGATCCTCGCCGGAATACTGGGCGCAGCAGTCCTAGCGATAGTGCTACTCCACCGGGAACAACTCCGGCACGGGCGACTGATCACCGAGCTACGCGCGGAGATAGCCGCACAGAAACTCGCCCGCATCCACGCACAACACGACAACGACGAGGACGGCGACGGCGAGGCCGGCGACTCGCCACCCACCCCCGACCGACGCAAACGCCACCTCGGCCTCATCAAGGGCGGCGCCATCGGCGCCACAGTCGCCGCCCTCGGCGCCCAACTCCGCGCCTCCTGGCAAACCCACCGCCCGGCCACCATCGCTGCCACGACAGCAGTAGGCACAGCCGCCGTCGCCAGCATTCTCTACCTCGGCCCCGGCGACACCGACGAACGCGCGCAAAGGCCCCCCTCCCCACCGACCACCACCGCCGCGCCGCCCAGCACGCCAGCCCCCACCCCCTCGGCCACCAGCAGCCGGCCCGCCACCAGCCGCCCGCCGGCCAGCCCCAGTAGCAGCCCGACGCGCATACCCGAGACAGTCCCGTCCATGACGACGGTGGGCGAGGGCACACCCGCCTCCAGCACGCCGCAACCCATGGCCGGGGGAGACACCGGCGACGCGGGCGGCACCACCCTCGAAAGCGTCGGCGAAGACCCCGGCGGGAGTGGGACCGGCGGCACGACCACCGGTGGCCAGGAGGACCCGACGGAGCCGCCCCGGCGCCCCGGTCTCTGCCTCGACATCCCGCCGCTACCCGCACTCGGCCTCTGCCTCCTCTGACCTGCACCGCTAAGACGGCGATACAGCAGGCTTCGACCTGGCGAACCCCCGCGAACCACCGTCCTACTGTGCCATGCTGAAGCATGCCCACCGACATGCCGAGCATCCCGACCCGCGCAGTCATCTACTGCCGCATCAGCCGCGACCGCGAAGGCGCCGGCCTCGGCGTCGAACGCCAGCGAGAAGACTGCCAAGCGCTAGCCGCACAGCTCGGCATCGAAGTCATGGACACGTACGCGGACAACGACCTCTCCGCCTACTCCGGCAAACCACGCCCCGACTATCTCCGCATGCTCGCCGACCTCCGAGCCGGGAAAGCGGACACCGTCCTCGCCTGGCACACCGACCGCCTCCACCGCTCCCCAGCAGAGCTCGAGGAATACATCGACGTGTGCGAACCCCGCCGGATCGAGACCCGCACCGTCAAAGCCGGACACCTCGACCTCACCACCGCCACCGGCCGGATGATCGCCCGCCAACTCGGCGTGCAAGCCCGCTACGAAGTCGAGCGCATGGTCGAACGGCAACGCCGCACCCGCGACCAGATGGCCCAGCACGGCAAGTTCTTCGGAGGCCGCCGCCCCTTCGGCTACGAAGCCGACGGGATCACAGCCCGGAAGGAGGAAGCCACGCTGATCCGCGAGGCCGCGGACGCCGTACTCGCCGGGGCATCACTCCGCTCCATCGCCGCAGACTGGAACCAGCGCAGCATCCGCACCAGCACCGGCGCACAGTGGGCAGGCCCCGAAGTCGGCGAGATGCTCCGGCGCCCCCGGAACGCCGGACTCGTGAAGCACCGCGGCGAGGAAGCCGGGGCCGCCCAGTGGCCGGCCGTCCTCGACGAGGGCCTGTGGCGGAGCGTGTGCGCCCTGCTGGAGGACCCGGACCGGCGAACCACCCCCGGGAACGAGCGGAAGTACCTCGGCTCGAACATCTACGTGTGCGGGGTGTGCGGGGCGACGATGCGCTGCACCACCGGCAGCACCACGAAAGGCGGGCTGCTGATCCCGGCGTACGGATGTCGCGCGTCCAAGCACATCAGCCGCCGGTGCGATCCTCTCGACGACTACGTCACTTTGCTGATCTTCGATCGGGTCACCCGCCCGGACGCGGTCGCCCTCCTCGCGCAGCGTGAGGATCCCGTCGATGTGAAGGGCGCGCAGCGAGACATGCGGGAAGCCCGTACGACACTCGATGAGCTGGCTTCTGCGCTCGGTGCGGGGGAGATGGATATGCAGGAGTGGCGGGCGGCGTCGCAGGCCGCCAGAGGCCGCCTCAGGGGCGCGGAGCTCCTGTTGTCGCGTGCGGTCGAGGCCAACCCGACGGCCGGACTGGTGGGCGCTGAGAATCCCGAGGCGGTGTGGAACCGGATGGACCTCTCCCGGCGGCGCGCGGTGCTGGCGTATCTGATGACGGTGACCGTCCTGCCCGCGAGGAAAGGCCGGCTCCCGGGCGGGAAGTACTTCGACCCGGACGCGGTCGAGGTGACGTGGCGGACATGAAGGAGCCAGCGGGCCCGCCAGTGGGTACAGTCCCGGTAGCCGAGCGAAGGAGACAGCCATGCAGTGCCCCCGATGCGGCGGACCCGCACAGCAAGGCCCCGGCGGATCCTGGCTATGCCCGCAATGCGGCCCGATCGCCACCACCCCGGCGGCCCGACGATGACCGCCGGCTACTCGGAAATCACCCGCACCGAATGCGCCCGCTGCGGCACCGAAGTCCACGGCCTATCCGGCCGCTACGCCTGCCCCGGCTGCGGCTGGGTCAACCACTGGTCCCAAGGACACGGCGAGCTACCCACAGCCGAAGACGACCCCGACTGCCCACAGCCCCAGTAGCGGATACGGCAGGACCCCGGCCGCCCGCGCGGAGAACGCGGACAGCCGGGGCCTGGACGGGCTACTGCGGCGCCCCGGTATCAGGGTCGACAACGATGCCGTTCATGTCCTCGAGGGTGTCCTCGACCGCCTGCTGTGCCTGCTCTGCCGCTTCCTGCTCCTCGGGTGTGGGCATGGGACCGGCCTCCCATCGGGTCGGTGTGGCGTGTGCCGTGCTGAGTACCAACATGCCGCGAGAGTAAGACAGGACCCCGGCCATCCGCCACGGGGGTAGCGGACGACCGGGGCCGGTACGAGGGGCCTATCGGCTGGGCGTGCTGTAGATGATCACAGGGACGAGGAATGCGGCGACGGTGGCGACGATCAGGAACATCAGAATCCGCTGCCACATCACGGGACCCGCACAGAAGGCGTGGCGAGCGCCCCGGGGGCATGGTCGTCAGACTCCCCGGATGCGGTCTCGCAGTGACCGCCTGCCAGCATGACGCGGCGGCGCAGGACCGAGCTGGCGATGCCGTCCCGCGCGATCCGGTCCCAGTCATGGACAAGGCAGAGGACTAAGCGCGCCCGGCCGTACTCGGCCATCACATCGCACATGCTGTCGAACGCGGGGCGCCGGTCGTTCGTGAGGGCGTTGTCGCCGTCGTCGACCCATTCGCCTGCGATCTCCCAGCCGAGTTCCTCGGCCTGGGCGCGGCAGGCGTCGAGGCGCAGTCGGAGGATCACCTTGCGGTCGGTCGCGCACCGGTCGTAGATGAAGGCGAGCGGTGTGCCGCTCGGGGGTCTCATTGCGGCAGCACTCACGGTGCACACCCTCTCGACTCGGAGTGAACTACCCCGAGCGTACGGACTGAGCTAGCTCACTTGCAAGGGTGGGGAGTGAGCTAGCTCGAACGGGCTACCCCGTGGGACGCTCAACCCATGCCAGCACACCCGAACACCCGTATCGCCGAGCACTACCGGCGCCTCATCCGAGACGGCCAGCTCTCCCCCGGCGACCGGCTCCCCTCCGTCCGCGACCTCGCCACCGAGCACGGCGTCGCCACCGCCACCGTGCGCAACGCCCTGTCCTGGCTCCGCATCGAGGGCTACATCGTCACCACCCAGCGCGGCAGCTTCGTGGCACAGGAGACAGTCAACGTGGCGTCACCGTACGACCGGCTCATGCGCGTACGCCGCGGCGACAGCGTCCTCGGACACGGCGAGTCCTGGCGGATCACAGCCGCGGAAATGGTCGTCCCGCCCCTCTACGTCGCCGAGCTGTTCGACCAGGACCCCGGAGCGCAGGTGGTCCGGCGCGAGTACGTCACCGGGACCGGGCCGACACGCATCATGCTCTCCGTCGACTGGTACCCGGCGCACCTCGGCGAGCTGGTGCCGAACCTGCTCAGCTCGGCGCCGGGCTCATCTGATCCGCAGGCTCGGCGCGCCGGGCTGCTCTCGGAAATCGAGCAGGCCGCCGGCCGTACGCCGACGGTCGGGCGGGACGCGATGCACGCCCGTGTCGCGGACCACCGGGAAGCGCGCCACCTCGGCATCGCGGTCGGTGCGCCGATCCTCGCCGGCGCACACGAGTGGTCCGATGCCGACGGCGTCATCCTGTACGGCGAGTGGTGCCTGCCACAGAAGCTGACCATCGGCTACGAGTACCAGATCTGACCCCGAAGCATGACGAAACCGCCCCCGCCGGGCCGGAGTCGGACGGGGGCAAGTGAGGCCAGCCCGAAAGCTGAGTGTGTAGCGCGCTTGACATTCCCCATTCCCGTGGGCCACAGTATGTGAAGCGCGCTACACAAGGTGGCGTCGGGAGGGAGCACCATGACCATCACCGCCGAGACCATCGAAGACCTCTACACCCACGGCGGCACCATCCAGCTCCACGACGGCGAAGACTTCACCCGCGACGACCTCGCCCAGTACATCGGTTCCTGCGACATCGACACCGACGACAGCGGCACCCCCCTGGACAGCCAGTGGCAGATCCTCGCCGACATCCTCGGCGCCCCCGACCCCAGCAACGTCACCGAGCTGGTCGCAGTCGTCACCGCCGCCAACCAGCTTAAGACGGCCGAGGCGCAGCGGGACACCGCGATCCGCGCCGCCGTCGCCGCCGGGTACCCCGTCATCTCCATCGCCCGCGCCGCCGACCTCAGCCGCGCGCGGGTCTACCAGATCCGCGACCGCCGCCGCTGACCCCGGGTCATGACGAAAGCGCCCCTGCCCTCCCGAAGGAGGACAGGGGCGCAGTCGCGTTCTGGGTCAGGCCGTGAGAAGTCGCGAGGCGACTGACAGTTCCGCCTCTACCAGATCGTCCCAGCGGGCCAACGACAGGTTCAGCCTGTCCTCGGCTATGTCCTCCGCTCGCAGACACAGACGGCCCACCAGCCGATCGAGCTTGTGCAGCTCGCCGATCGCCAGGTAGTTCTTCGCCACCTTGCGGTCTCGGGTCTTCGGCTCGTTGCCCTTCTCCCGGCCGGGCCAGGTGGCTATCTCGCGAGCGTCGAGTAGTTCGCGGGCGGTCATGCCGGTGATGTGCTGGTACAGCTTGTTCTGCGTGACCGCGAAGAAGACCTGTGTCGCCTTGCTGCCGGGGTCGTAGTCGACGGCGTAGTCCCGCATCATGTCGCGGAAGACCTTGT